GACTCTTATACAACCGGTGACGTTATCAGCATTGCTTATAGTTCAGATGCGAATACGGTTACATTTTATAAGAACGGTTCTCAAACAGGAGATGCTACATATGCTCTTACTGCTGGCACCATAGTTACTCCATTTTGGGTTCAAGGAAGTCTATCTGGAACTGCTACGTTTTGGGCAAATTTTGGTTCTGATTCTAGTTTTGGAGGAACCATAACCGCTGGTGGAAACGCAGACGGAAACGGTATCGGAGATTTTAAATACGCACCACCGTCAGAATTTTTAGCACTCTCTACCAGTAATATTTCTGCTCCTTCTATCAAATTACCCGGTGATCATTTTAATACTTTGATCTGGACTGGAAATGGTGCAACAAGAAGTATTACTGGTGTTGGTTTTCAGCCAGATTTTACATGGATAAAAGATAGAAGTACTACTCAATCCAATACTCTTTATGATTCTGTTAGAGTGCCGCCTAACTATATAAATAGTAATCTTAATAGTATTGAAGGATCTTTGGCAGAGGGTCTTACTGGATTTGATAGCGATGGTTGGACTATGGGTGATGATGCTGCTAATAATGGTAATACTAATACCTATGTAGGATGGAACTGGTTAGCGGGGTCTGCACCTACAGTAGATAATACAGAAGATGCTGGGGCTACACCAACTGCTGGTAGTGTAAAAATAGATGGTGCTAATCTAGGGTCAGCATTGGCTGGAACACTAGCAGCCAAAAGATTGTCGGCAAATACAACTAATGGATTTTCCTTAGTTAAATATACTGGGGATGGTGCAAATAGAACTGTGGCTCATGGTCTTTCAGAAACGCCAGAACTATTAATAATAAAGAATTTAGATGCAATAAATGATTGGCCAACTGGTTCTGTTAAATTAACGTCATGGGCTTATGCGTTTTGGTTGGATAAGAGTGATGATGAGGAATCTCAAGCAAATTACTTTAACAGCACTGGGCCAACAGCCAGTGTATTTAATATAGGTGTAGATGGTTCTACAAGTGGCGATACAGATGATCTTATTGCTTATTGCATACATTCCGTGGAAGGTTACAGCAAGGTTGGTAAGTATACCGGAAACGGAAGTACAGATGGAACTTTTATCTACACTGGGTTCAGGGCTTCTTGGTTACTATTAAAGTGTATTAACACAACTGCAAATTCTTGGCATATTTTAGATGATAAAAGAAGTCCGTATAACGATGCAGATATATTTTTATTTGCAAACTTAAATAATGTAGATACGGTAAGTTCCCCCGGTGTTGATATTTTATCTAATGGGTTCAAGGGAAGAGCAAATGCGGGGGGTTGGAATAGTTCAGGAGACACCTACCTGTATTGGGCTATAGCAGAATCCCCATTCAAATACGCAAACGCAAGGTAATAAATTATGTGGTATTCACCAAGTCACGGACTAATAAAAACACCAAGAGCCATTACCAAAGATGGACTTCAACACCCTGCACAGATATTTAGGAAGTGGTCTAAAGAGGAACTGGCAAACATTGGTTTCCATCCTGCACGATTATCTGTTGCGGATCATCGCTACTACAACACCAGCGGTGAAGAGTACAACTTTGACGATGCAACTTCTGAATGGGTTATCTCTTACGGCTCTACTCCAAGAGATGTAGATAAGATCAAGGAATCAATGAAAGCCAAAGTGAAAAGCATTGCATCTTCCACACTTTCCCAATCAGACTGGATGAGCATCCGGGAACATGATGGTGGAACCGATATGCCAGCAGACTGGAAAACTTATAGAGCAGATGTACGGGCGACATCAAACACAAAGGAAGCGGAGATTGATGCGCTTGCTGACTTGGATTCGGTCAAGGCTTACCAGAATTATATAATCGTAGAGGTTAGGTATCTTAGCACCTATGTTGATGAGGTTGAAACTATTGGCCCAGAGACTGCCTCCCATAGTAGAGAAGTGGATCCAGTTAGTTTTGGATGGCCCACTGCACCGGATGCATATGATGATCCGTATCATGTAAGATACGAGTAATAACCAATGGCTATTACCACATGGGATGCCACTACTGGTAATTGGGATGACTCTAAGTTTAGTCAACCGTGGGATGGCCCATTAATAACAGTAGATGCTGGAGCGGCAACTACTTCATCTAGCATTCCTATAGCATCAGAGGGATCAAAGGCATATCCTGCTAAGGGAGATACTGTATTAGCCGGTAGCGCTCCGGTTGCTTCTTCTACTACCAAGATTACTCCGACGTACACTACGACAACTTTTAGTGCGACTGCGCCTAGTGTAGAGATTCTAAGGTTGTATTATGTTCCCACGGCAAGTCCGGGTCTCAGTCTAAGCGGGAAAGAAAACTTAGCAGTTACTGGTCATGCAGCATTTCCAGATTCTGGTAATCTATATTTTAACCCAGACGAATATCAATGGGATAATTATGTTGGAGCATGGGAAGATGCAACATTATCTTGGGACCAATTTGTTAATACTGCTCCGACTGTAGATCAGACTCGTAGTCCAATCCCAGATGTAGGCACGTTAGTTCTTGCTGGACAAGCGCCGGATGCTCAACATAGGGCACCTAAGTTTATCCCATCAGTACAGGTAATATAATGGAAAAAAAAGATACACAATATAATTGGTCAGAGTTGTGCTACAAAATAGATTCAGAGTTGAGCGCTCCAGTTAAGCAATATGTTTTTGATAATGGTAATAAGATTTTTTATAAGCCAAAGAAAAGGATAAAGTATGGAAATCGAAAGAGCGGATAAGTTAACAGGTAACGATCATACGAGAGCCAGAAATGTTGCTGAACATCTCGACAAGAAATATCCCGGATGGTTATGGGCAGTTCATGTTATGGATGGTGTAGTTACAGTGAAGTCCATGTTGTTGTCTGGAAACTGGGGATTTGTTCTTCACGAAGATAAGATTGATAATGATTACCGAGCAGTTACATTGGCTGGAGGGGAAATACTAGAGAGGTACAAACAGAAAACCAACGGGTTTAATCAGGAAAGATACATGGACCTGAAGATGGATTATAAAGGTCAATTGGATGGGGACTTTAGTCCGGGGACCGCTTAATGTCTTTAATGAATCCGCAACCGCCCCTTAATGTAGGGATAGATTCAGTTAATGTCATTGAATCAGAGACGCCAAAGGAAGATAAGTGGCTTAGAATAGCCAGACAGATTTATGAAGGCTCTACTGATTACTTAGATGCTAATTTAAGATTTCAATGGGAAAAGAGCCTGTCTCTATTTAATAGCCATCATCCTCCCGGCTCTAAATATAATACTACAGCCTATGAGAAAAGATCAAAGTTCTTTCGACCTAAGACTAGAACTGCTGTAAGAAATCTTCAGGCGGCGATGACTGTGGCTTTCTTCACAAACGAAGATGTAGTGAGTATTGAGCCAGCAAATAAAAACGATGAAATTCAGGCTGCGGCAGCAGTAGTTGCTCAGTCTATTATGCAGTATCGTTTGACTAATACGATTCCTTGGTTCCAAACTATGGTGGCCGCACTTCAGGATGCTGCGGTTCAAGGTGTATGTATATCACACCAGTACTGGGATTTCCATGAAGCAAAAGAGTCGTATATAGAAGTCGATAACAAAAATGAACCCATCATGGATGAGGAAGGGAAGCCTCAGATTCATGAACAGATAACCGCAATCAAAGATCGTCCAGTTATAGAACTTATTTCTCCAGAAAATATACGCATTGATCCTGCGGCGGATTGGGCAGATCCAATAAAGTCTTCCCCCTATATCGTTCATCTCATTCCTATGTATCTTCAGGATGTCAGGGAAAAAATGAAGGCAGGGGAATGGTTGGAGGTTTCGGATGAGGAATTACTTTCCACCACTGATCAATCCGAGCAAGATAATACTACTAGACTGGTGAGAGATGAACCCAGAATGGACCCCAAGGAGAATGAGGCTGAGTATGGGGAGTTAAAAGATTTCTGGATTGTTTGGGTACACAAAAATATTGTAAAGATGGATGGGATAGATCACTGTTACTTTACCGCTGGTACAGAGATTATGCTCACAGAGGTTAAGCCATTGAAAGAAATGTTTCCTTGGCTCAGAGACGAAGAACGTCCTTATGTCATGGGAGCAGTAAATTTAGAGGCCCATAAGACATATCCATCCGGGACTGTAGAGTTAACTCAGGAACTGCAAGCGGCGGCTAATGACATATGGAACCAGAGGTTCGATAATGTTAAGTTAGCCATGAACAAACGGTATCATATACGCCGTGATAGGAATATTGATCTGGATGCATTGTTTAGATCTGTTCCGGGGGGCGCGGTTGAGATGGATGATCCTGAGACAGATGTAAGGATTGTTGAGACTAGAGATGTAACTGGGTCTGCGTATGCAGAGCAGGACAGAATCAATATGGACTTTGATGAGTTGCAGGGTAACTTCTCAACATCAACTGTTCAGGGCGCTAGAAATCTGAATGAGACAGTTGGAGGAATGAATCTTCTCGCCGGTTCAAGTAGTACCATTGCTGAATATACTCTGAGAACGTTTGCAGACACATGGGTAGAAAAAACTCTCAAACAACTTCTGCGTCTTGAGCAATACTACGAGACAGATTCAATTATCTTGTCTGTTGCTGGCGAGGCCGCGCAACAGCAATTCGCAAAGTTCAAGATAGATGAAATTATGGATGAACTTCTCAGGCAGGATGTTCTGTTAAAAGTTAATGTGGGATTGAACGCGACTGATCCAATGAAGAGAGTTCAGAACTTATTATTTGGTGTTAATACTTTGGCACAATTTCCGGGGGTTGCAGAGAAGATAAATTTACCGGAGTTGACAAAGGAAATATTCGGTCAACTTGGGTTCAAGGATGGATCAAGATTTATTCTCTGGGATCAGGAAGCAGATCCGAGGATGGAAGAAATGCAAAAAGCGTTAGAAGAACTACAGAATATAATCGCTACAGATCAACAGAAGACACAGGGAAGAATGCAGATCGAGCAGGTTAAGTCTGTGGGTGACAAGGAGGTTGCTCAGATTAAGGCTCAAGCAGACCTACAGAGAGAATTAATAGGGCAACAAACTGATATTAGGGAAGCACAAATCAAGCAACAGGATTCCGTTACTAAGCGTGGAGAGTTGTTGCTTCAACGAGAGGCTCTCTTGAGCGAGATGGATGATAAGGATATCGAGAGAGAACTAGAAATACGAGCCGGAGGGAAGGCCGGAACTATTGAAAGAGAAAGATATAATAAGATTCCGTTTGCTGTGGGGTAAGAATGGATTACTATAATCCCAGCGATCTTAACGCTGAAGATCTTATCAAACGTGCGCGGGTTGGAAATGCAACACAAGAATTTATAAGAACTCCTACTGGATTGAGCATCGCTGCAAGGGCTATCAATGAATACCGTGATGGTATTGAAGCGTTTCAGAAGATGGCAATGCAGGAGTGGGTAGGTTCTTCAGAAGAAGAACTTCAACAATACCGTAAAATCTCAAATAATCTCGCTACCCCGATAAAGTTGCTTCACTGGTTGGATGCGATAATGGCTGATGGAGAAAACGCGGAAGCGATTGCGAAGTATAAAGATGCGGGCGATATATGAAGGAAGACTAAAAAATGGCAGATAAAGATGCTACCCAAGAATTGGATGCAACTGAACAGGAAGTAGGGCAAGGATACAAGGATGATGCTGAAGAAGTATCTGATGTACGAATTGTTGAAGATGTGACGGAAGAATATGTATCCGAGCGAGAAAAAGCAATGGCCGCAATCGCTGTTAAACGCGATGAAGAGTTTAAAGAAGAAGTTGGAGAAGATGAAGTTATTGCTTCTGAAGAACCAGAAGAAGTTGTAGAAAAGAAGTCGTCTCCATTTTGGAAGGATGGTGACTCTTGGTATACAACTATAAAAGTTGACGGTGAGGATATACAAGTACCATTTGATGATCTAAAGGCATCCCACCAGAAAGACAAGGCGTCTCAAAAACGCTTTGAAGATGCTGCTGAGTATGCGAGAAGAGTTCAAGAGCGAGAGGCTCAACTCAATGCGTATGTTCAGAATATGCAACGGACTCAACAAGTCCAAAAAGAAGTACCGCCATCGCAAGACGCGGTTCCAGAAGAAGAGACAACTGATGCTGATTTAGTTAAGCAGTATCATCAGGCTCTTTATGAAGATGATGCGGATAAAGCCGCAGAATTGTTTACTAAAGCCTTAGGAAATAGAGGGCGCAGTCAACCTGCCACCACGAATGTCCAAGAGGTTGTAGAACAGGTTCTAGGTAGAACCTTAGCGCAGCAGCGAGCGCAAACACAGAGAGAACAGCAATGGGCTTATCAAAAATCACTTGAAGAAGCAGTTAAGTGGTTTGATAGTGAGTATCCGGATATCGCTAAAGTCTCTGAGTTGCGCGCAGTCGCGGATAATCGAACCGTTGCCCTTACCGAGGAGAACCCCGATTGGACACCAAAACAGATTATGCAAGAGGCTGCTGAATCGACGCGACAATGGGCGAAAGAATTTCTTTCCCCAAATAAAAACGAAAGGGCGGAGCGCAAGAAGAAAATTGTGCCACACCCAAAGGCGGCTAGCGGTTCCTCAAAGATCGGAGAAGACGAAGCAGCGCCACAAAGCACTGCGGACGTCATCCAAGAAATGAAGGAAGCGCGAGGCCAAATGTTATAACAATTAGGAGGTAGTAAAATGGCTGGACAAGTATGGTCAGTTAGCACCTCCGGTGGTTATATGTATGCCTTAAATCTCAGCAGACAGTTGAGAATGGCAGTACAGCCTATTGTCAAGTTTAGACAGTTCTGTGATGTCAAAGATGCAGCCCATCAAGGGTTACATCGAGGAGATACATTCCACTGGAACGTGTTCAGCGATGTTGGAACCCAAGGTTCCACGCTCGTTGAAACCAATACTATTCCGGAAACTTCTTTCACGATTTCTCAGGGAACCATGACCATTACGGAGGCTGGCAACAGCGTTCCGTGGACTGGTAAATTGGATGACCTTTCTGAGCAACCCGTGGCTGAAGTTATCAGGAAAGTGTTGAAGACCGATGCCAAGAAGGCTTTTGATAATCTTGCTTCTACTCAATTCAACAGTGCTAAGTTGCGCGTTGTTCCTAGTGCGGCTAGTGGCGTACAGGGTACGAATACCTCGGCGGTTACATTAACCACCAATGGTACGGCTACCCTTACCAATAGCATTGCTTTAGGTAAAGAGCATGTGAAGTCAATTGTCGATGTGATGAAAGAACGTAATATCCCGGCGTATACGGGTGATGACTATTATTGCATCGCATGGCCTACAACTTTCCGCGCATTCGTAGATGATATTGAAGCGATCAAGCAGTATGTTGATCAGGGTTTCCGTATGATCATGAATGGGGAAATTGGTCGGTACGATGGAGTACGGTTTGTTGAGCAGACGTTCAAAGCGAAGGGTAGCATTGGTACAGCGGCTACTGCGTGGACGAATGGTTTGTCCGACTGGATCGTGTTCTTTGGAGAGGATACTGTTGCTGAAGCGGTTGCAGTCCCAGAGGAAATGCGGGGTAAAATCCCGGGTGACTTCGGGCGTGATCGTGGCATCGCTTGGTACTATCTAGGCGGCTTCGGTATCGTACACACACAAGCAGCCCAGTCACGTATTGTGATTTGGGATAGCGCAGGATAGGAGGACATTATGAGTTATTCAGATAAGAAATGGACTCGCATTGAGTCCGGCGCTGCACAAGACATGGGTAATGGTGTACCTACCGTTTTTTCCTTTAAGGGACCAACGGGTAAGCAGGGAACCATTGTCGATGTTGGTGTCGAAGTGACGGAAACGTTTGCTTGTGATAGCACTGAAGCATCATTCCAAGTTGGAACGACTGCTGATCAAAATGCTTATTGTCAACTCAATATTACGGATGGCACTGCAATCACTGATACATTCAATATCCAAAACGATACGAATGCTATTATTGATGAGGCCTTACCTGCCGATACTCAGATCGAATGTACTCCAGTTGTTGGGGTGGATTCCGGTACTGAGGCTGGTATTGGGTATCCGTATATTGTTGTTGCGTGGTATTAAGGAGGTCAATTATGGCTAGTGTAAATCATACCGCAAAAGGTAAAATCCCGGCCAACGGGTTGTCTTCGTTAGAGGACGT